GAAAGATAGGTTGAAATCAGCAGAAGAATTAGATAGGTTTAAAGGGTTGTTTACAAATCCTTTATCACTTCCATAAGTTTAACTAGGTTAACTAGCTGTAACTTACTTGCATTATTATCCCCACCCATTACACTTTTCTTAGGTAACTTAGGTAGGATTTCTTTTAGTTTATCTACAGGAAACACAAGGCTACATATTAACTCGTTGTTAATTGTTAGATTGTGTACCCACATGTCAGCTTCGGTAGCTTCAATACCACTAGGCTTACCATAGCTTTGACTTTCAATACAGATGTTCCCTGTCTGTGCCCATCTGTCACGTTCTGTTTTTACTTCACAAGTCTTAGCACCGGAGAACATTTCATCTATATACTTCTCCCATTGCTGTCCAAAGGACAAGTCAATATCGAACTTCTTTAATTCTTTTATGTCTGTGCTTTTGTTTAAAGGCATGTTATTTCCTTTTAAGTTTAAGTAGAATCTAGCAGTCCTATCCAATTGAACAAGACCGCTAGAAGTTTGCTTGGCTTTACTTACCTCCACTTGTAATGTCTTTGTCTAGTAGTTTCCAGACGATACCAGCTGCGATAATTCCTGCCAGTCCTGCATTACCTAGTGTCCAAACAATATCAAGTATAGAACCGATTACATTTCCTGTAAGGAAAGCTACCTTTTGTCCAAAGATAATCTGTAATACAATTGATAGACTGATTAGTTTGATACCAACATCTATCGCACCATCAGCTCCGTTCTTTATCTTTTCTAACATAGTTACTCCTTTGTTTTAGTTTAACATCTATCTTATACAGTGTTTTGTCTACTTGTTTTTGTAGCACAGGTACTGACACCTTTTCTTTCCATAGTTTTCTAATTAAATTTACAGTCGTCATTCCTCTATTATACCACATTATTGAGTCAGGTTTATAACAATGATTTGTAAAGCTATAATTAATAATATACCTTCTATCATTCTACATCCCTCTCTTCTTCAACCAAGTCAACAAGTTCACATACACTACCAGTACAGGCTAATGCTTTAGTTCCTACAGTCTGGTCAGTTAATTCATACTCACTAATTAAATCCCAATCTACTGCTTTAGGCATCTTCCAAGCTAATTCATCATGAGTCTTTTTATCACACTCTTCATATGGTGCTTGCTGATATGTGTGGTCAGAGTGAGGTAGGAAAGATACACCGGACACTTCATCAAAGTGTTTGTATACCCACGCACCTACTTCCATCCACTCATGTTCCCTAACACTAATGGTTACACTAGGCTTGTGCTCACAGTAGTATCTTTGATACATAAGCCAGAGCTCTAGTTGTTCAATAGCGTTCCTCTCGTTCCTAGTTACTGCACCCTTAGGAGCTTTCATAGGGAAGGAGAATACTTTCACACTGTTAGGTTTCATTACATCAGGTTCAGCAGGTATACCTTGGTCCTCCATTAGCTGTGCTATTGGGTCCTTAGAATCTGCTCTAACCCTACGGATATAGTAATCACTATGTCTAGTATGTATACCACTGGCACTATCAACTAGCTGACTGACTGTACCACTAGGTTTAATAGCAGTAGTAGCAGTAGATTGTTGTATACCTAATAACTCTGCCCATTCTTTGTTAGTCTTAACCGTTTCCTTCTTTAGTTCCGTTAAGAAATCAGGCAAGCTTTTCTTACCGTAGTGTCCTCTTTCTGTGCTACCACCATTCATGAACTCATTGTCCATGATGCCAGTCAATGACACACCTAGTAATGCTTCCTCTTCTGTATTGTGTACCCACTTAGGACGCAGACGTTTGATGTTAGTCAGTGAAGCTTGGAAGGTACCAAGTATACTAGCTAGTCTAACCTTACGGAGTATATCCTTTTGCTTATCTTCTGCTCTGACTACTACCTCGGTTAGATTACAGAACTGTCCATCCCTAAGAATGATTTCACTACAAGGGTTACAACCAAAGTCATGGTCAGTGTCACGTCTACCAATAGAAGCTACTTGTTTAATTGCCGCTTCTCTATTAAAGATACCACGCTCACCTGACTTAGATTCATATAAAGAAGTCCACTCCTTCATGAAGATACCAATGTCTGGCTTCTCTGTGTAGCATACACTGTTATTACTTAGTGCCATCTCAGGGGTATCAGACCACCATTGACCGGACTTAGCATTACGCATGCGTTCATCAGTTAGGTTAGACAAAGAGATAAGTGCAGACCTACGTACACCACCTACAACTACAACCTCTGCAATCTTACACATCATACGGTGACACTCAAAGCTAGTTAGCTTACGACCTACTGCATCTTTAAATAGATTAGTAGAGAAGTTAAACAAGTCTAGTAATGGTTCAGGTCCTGATGCTCTACCACCAAAGGTAGATAGTCTAGCACCCTTAGGTCTTACCTTAGAGAAATCCCACTTAGGCATCTCACCATCATAGAGATAGGTAATAAGTTTACGGAATGCAGACTGCCATCCTTCCTTACTATCCTGTACTACGATGACATCCTCTACATCTACTAGCTCCTCTGGTACCTCAGGTAGTTTGTTTACTTGCTGTCGCTCTACACTAAAGCCAACACCAGTACCATGCATAAGAACGAATAGACATTCATCAAATGCTTTAGGGTGGTCAACACTAAGGTAAGCACAGTTGTACCCTGCTATGTGGTTCTTAGCTAAGGCAGGACCTGCTGTCATTAGTGCTCTCATGCTAGGCATAACATCTAAGTTAAGCACAGCATCCTCAAGAATCTTACGAGTCTTGGGTACTAACTCTTGGTTAGTGTTTTCTTTCAGATGTACCTCCATGAAATCAAAGTAGCGTGCTACTGTTTCCTTCCATGTTTCTCTACGTTTCTTTTCAGGTAGCCACCTTGCGTACCTGCTAAGAGCAATAAAGTTTTGGTAATCAGTTGGTAATTTATTCATCCTCTATTCCTTTAAATTTATGTAAGTTATCAATAAGCTTGTCGTCAAATCTTTCTATCAGTTCCTCAGGTTCTATATCTAAGAAGTCACAGAGCAGACAGACATCAAACTCTTGGGCTATCTTTTCTTTAAGTTCATTTAGCAGTAGTGCCATAACGCTTTAGCTCCTTCAATGTATCTGTTGTGAACCACTTGAACCCTTCTTTCTCGCACCACTCACCCATAGTAATCTTGGAACCCTTCCTAACTTTCTTGTTAGCATTGGTCAAGACAAACACAAGCTCCTGTGAATGTAATGAATCTCGAATAGCTTTATACTTTTGTGTGTCGCCTACTCTAAAGTATCCTTTACACTCTACTAATATATTACCCTTAGTAAAATCAGGTATGTACTTACGCTTTGTTATGTATGGTATGTGGTAAGGTTCATAGTTCCAACCGGTTAGCTTATCACCAACACCGGCTTCAAACTTGTTCCTATATTTAATGGTATTTGTTTTCATCTTCTCTTATAAAAGTAAACTCAAGTTCACCATCTCCTTCCGGTATAAAATCTCCTTCAAGTAAGAAGGGTTGTTGTAGACTTTCCAACATCAGAGCCATACTAGATACTAACTCATCTGGACTGTCACCTGTGGGTACAGCAGGGTCGACAGCAAAGCTACTGATTGTACCATCAGGCTCATAGAAAACCTCTCGTATGGTACATACACCATCCTTGTCCATCATCCCCCTGTATCTCCACTCCATTATTTATCCTTCTTCTTAGACTTCTCTTTAATCATGGCTTGTATAAACCTAGAGCCATCATAAAAAGGAATGCCTTGTAGTTCCCATCCCATGTCCAAAGCTCTGTTCACTTGAGGTTCAAAGCTACGCACATCTGCTACTATTAATTTATATTCTTTACTCATAATTTCTAATCTCCATTACTTTAGGTTCTACGTTGACTACAGCTAAGAATCTTGGACCAGTTGAATAGGCAAAGACTCTCATGTTAGGGTAACAATGTTTCTTAAACTCACAGTAAGAACATCCTATAGGCAGTTTCATGTTGCCTGATTTACCATCAGCAACTAGGTCATAACATGGCTCAGGAATTGTATCTGATTCTATCATCCCTTTAACATGCTTGATTCTTTTTACTACATCTTTATCTAACAGGTCCACCTTTGTTACAGCTAGGTGTCCGTTTGATTTATCCATGGCTAGGAAGCATGCTTCATCAGCACCCTCAGCCTGACCATAGCCACTGATTTGGTCTATGTATCCAAAGGGGTCATCATATTGCAGACTGTTCTCT